TTCCCCATTCAGGCCAAGCGCATAATTGCATAGCACCTTTGCTTTGCTGTCCTCGACATTTCCTGTTCGGCTGGCTAGTTCTTGATATTCGTTCAAGTTCATTTCTATTTCCCCTTTCTTATCACTTTTTCCGCTTCAGCACATATTCAATCACTTCAAATTCCGTTTTCACTTCGCCGATCAAAGTTTCTTTTTCTTCAAAACTCAAATCCCACCAATTAGGAATGTCATAATTGCTTTCTCTCCGTTTTTTGTCATAACGACGACGCGCTTCCCTTTCTGCATCGACTGTAATAACTCCGTTTGCCGCTCCTTTGGTGGCATAAAACAATTTACGCCCCCGTGCTTGGTATGGTTGTCCGTTGTGATAAATCACATAAACGGTTTTATTTTCTATTTGCAGACTCATCATTAATCCCCTCTCTTACATCCACCGTATTAATGTGTTCCACAATCCGTTGCCACAATACCGGACCGATCCCCGGCACTTCCTTGAGTGATTCGAGGTAGAAGGCAAGCAATTCCGCCGCCTTCTTCCGTTCGTGTTCCTGTCCGTCACGGAATCCGCGCCAATAGTCTGGATTCATTTCTCCCCCTCCAGCGCTTCAATTGCTGTCTGCTGAAACGCCTTGACGGAATTGACAAACGAGCCGCCTAAAGATGGGCTCCATGTTGCGATCTGCTTCAGCGCCCGTTCGTATCGCTCAATCGTCTCCTGTTGTTTTTCAGCCACACCTATGAGTTTTCTCAATGCCCCGGCAATCGCATTAGCCGCGTCAACATCAATTCCATCCGCATCGTAGTAGCGTTCTAAGAGCCGTTCGCAACGGTTTAACAGAACCCGAAATTGTTTATCGTTCATTCCGCGCCCTCCAATGCTTTCTCAAGTAATTGTTGCACTTGCGAACGTGTTCCTGGGCCGCCTCGTTTTAGGGTTTCAAGCGTTTCTTTAATGGCGTTTTTGAGACGTTCCGCTTTGGCTTGCTCTTGCAAGTATTTTTCTATCCAGAAAACCTTTTCTTTTTGCAGTTGTTCCACCCACTCCGCCTGCTCCACTAACCAAAGCAAATCATCATAACTAATATCCGTTGCGCTTGGAAGATACGGTTCGTTAGGATTTGTAAATCTGTCCAGCCGATAAAACTCTTTAAACCACCGAATCTTATCGTTCATTGTCCGCCCTCCTGTTTTATCTGTACTAGCGCATGAAAGGATTCATTTCTCCCCCTCCACTTACCAGAAGAAATATCCGCGTTTTTTTGCTTCTTCCCACTCTTTTTCCGTTTCGATCACTTCGTGTTCTCTTACATCGCCGTAGCAATCCGTTACCACTCTGATTCTCAAGAATTTTTCATCAAATTCTTTTGTCCATTCCGCTTCATACGGTTCAACACTGATAATCTCTTTAATGTAATATTCCAGTGCGTTCATTTTCCTCGCCTCCATTAAACCGGTTTATCTCCCTCGTACGCCGCCGTTTTATGTATGTCGGTACTTTCCTATTCCTCTTGCTGTCCGGCGGCTGTACGGGGCTGATAGAGGCTTTATTCGTTCGAAATCGCACTTATATAGAAGTTGCCGTGTTTATCTGTTTTAAACAGTTCGTCTTGAGCCGGAAAAATATCAACAGGCGCTTTGCAGTTATGGCATTCAACTTCTGTCGTCCCTTCAGCCACATAATGACGAGAATGCAAGCCGCAGTTCGGGCAGACGTAAAATGCTTTGTAGTGCGGTACTCCTTGTTTAAATTTGATGCCCGTGACCCAGAAGGTTGGAACACCTTTTTCTTCCGCTTCCTTCTTTTTCTCCTCATACCAATTCCGAAGCTGTTCCGGCAACAAATCAACCAATGACACTTCTGTTTGCCCATTATCTTTGAATGCGACTGTCGTTTCTTCCGATTTCTTTTTAATTTTCGGTTCAATCAAAATCGACTTTCCTCCGATCACTTGGAACATTTTTGAAACAAGTTGTTCCAAAATCTCGTTTGTCACGTCGTCGATTTTAATTTGAGCGCTCCGATCACCAAGTTTCACTTTAATTTGCAGTTTCATCGTTTCTCCTCCGATCACGAACGTTTAATTTCTTCTATCGCCAACACCTTTTTTAAGCTCATCATACTCCAGTTCGAATATGTCCCTTCCTCGATACTCAGCGACCCCTATTTTCAACAGCCTTCTGATGACAAACTGCTTTTGCAACTGCCGCTGGTATTCATCAGACACGCAGACCTCCCGCAGTATCGCCAATCCGCTCACCCCCTTCAGAAAGGAACATAGACTTTATGTCCACATTTCACACACGTCCCGATCTCAAACCAATTGTCATCATAGCGATAGCGATATTCATGTCGGCACTCAAAAGGGAAGATCCTCATCGTTAAACTCGATTGGCTCACCGTTGAAAAACAGGTCATCATCTTGCGGCGGCTTCGAGAAGGCCTCTCTCGCGCCCGTAGAGGCGTCTTTTTTCTGTGCCGCATATTCCCCTTTGCTCTGTTGTCTATCGCCGCTCCGCGCGCCTTCTGGGCGGCTTATAAATTGTACACTGTCCGCCACCACTTCCGTCACATACACGCGCCGGCCTTCTTTTTCATAGTTGCGTGTTTGGATGCGCCCGTCCACGGCGATTAGGCTTCCCTTTTTCGTGTAGTTTGCTAGATTTTCCGCCGTTTTCCGCCATGCCACACATTGAATGAAGTCAACTTCTCGTTCGTTTTGTTGGTTCACAAATGGACGTTGTACGGCCAGCGTGAAGGAAGCGACTGCATTTCCGTTTGCTGTATACTTCAAATCCACGTCTGCGGTTAAACGTCCCACGATTGTTGCTCGGTTAATCATGTTCATCTCTCCTCTCTATTTTTCTGCAAAAATCGCAAAGTCCACTTTCTTCGGCTTACTCTCCGTTGTCTCAACAATCACCAATTTCTCCCCGTCCGGCGATGTCTCCACCCGGACGATCACGTACCATTTGCGCACGGCGTTCCTCCTCTCGCATAAAACGCTCATAAGCTTGCTCGGTTGTGTTAGGGATCAGTCCGTCTTTAAACAGCGCGTATTTGTCTTTCCAAAAGTGCGGACCGAACCGTTCTGCCCGTTCTTCTCTCAAACGCTCAGCAAAGTCATGATCTCTATGGGCTTGCCGATGATGTTCGTCACATAACGGGGCTAAATTGCGCCAATTGCCGGATCCTAACTTGCTTCTAAAAACTAGATGATGCGCTTGAACCGGTATTCTTCCGCATATCATGCACCGATCACCGAATTCCTCGATCATTCGTTCATAGTTGGCTTTGCTGATTTTTGTCCGGTCTTTGGCTTTCGGTATCACTCGGCCTTTATACACTTCCACCTTCTTTTTCCGCTTTCTCGGCTTCTTCACTTTTAGCTTCGGCTTAGGCTTGTCCTTCCTTTGCTTGGTCGGCTTAGGTGCTGGATTCCACTCATTTGAAAGGTTCAAGGTTTCCCTCTCCTTCTTCCTTTTTTGTCGCCGCCGCTTGTTGCATAGCCATTCGTTTCTGTTCATAGGCTGCTAAATATTCGTTCATCTTGCGGTGAAACCGTGGCTGGAAATAGTAATCTAGTACACTTGCATCATCACTCGGTGTAATCACTCGTTTCTCAGCCGCTAAAAACTCGATCAGCAAGCACAAGCTGTAATGCCCATCCTTGGCCGCTTCATTGTATAACTCACGAATGGTCATGTTTGATACACCACGTCATAGAACGTGTTGGTCTCCTTGACGAATTTCATCAGAATGGTGCCTGTATCACCGTTGCGGTTTTTGGAAACAATAATTTCTGTGATTCCTGTTTGTTCAGTGTCCCGATTGTAATAGTCCTCGCGGTACAGAAAAGCAATCAAATCAGCGATTTGCTCAATGCTTCCCGATTCTCGCAGGTCTGCCATGGTCGGACGTTTGTCTGCCCTTTGCTCCACCGCCCGGTTGAGCTGCGCCAGAACGATGATCGGGACGTTTAAGTCTTTTGCAGTCTGCTTCAAATCCTGAATGATCGTCGTCAAATCCTTGTGGGTGTTGCCTGTATCCTTCACCGGACGAATGAGCGTCAGAAAGTCGATAGCTACCACATGCTGTTTATCCGGGTGTTTTTTTATGTTCCGACGAATAGCCGCCCGGATGTCGGGAACTGTGTATTCATCCCGTATATCCAAGTTCGCCTTTTCTAAGATGCCCACCGCAGCGGTGTATCGTTGCCATTCGTCGTCAGTGAAGGTTTTGTTTGGATTCCGCATTTTCATAAGGTTTATGCGCCCCTCCATCGCGATGAGTCGGTCAACAATCTGTTCTTTGGACATCTCGATGGAGAAAAACGTGGAAAACGTGTCATTCCTTTTCGCCGCACTTAATAAACTGTTAAGGACAAGCGCTGTTTTTCCCATCGACGGGCGGGCGCCGATAATGATAAGGTCTGACGGCTGCCACCCGTCTGTGAATTTATTAAGCCCTTTAAATCCTGTGTCAATGCCGCTTAATCCTGTGGCGGGCGAGTTGTAATGGTAATCAACGCGCCTGGCTAAAAGGTCAGCAAAGGTTTGTTTGTCATCGACAGCTTCCGTTTCGAGCTTGGTCAATTCGTCCATCATTTTTTGCATGTCCAGGATGTCGGCTTTGGTTTTGGTCTCGTCCATAAACCGGGCGGTGATGGTTCTTGCCCGGTCGATTGTGTTGAAATCCAAAAGCCACTTTTGATACTTGGTAAATTCGTTCGGGTTGGCGATGGTTCGCTGCAAATCATTCAAGTACGAAACGCCGCCGAAGTTAATGGAACGATCACGGTACATAATGATGATCGTCGCCATGTCGGGCTTCTCGCCGCGATCGCGGGTTTCGAGCATAATCTCAAACAGCGAGTAGTGCCGTGGGTCAACGAAGTGCTCCGGCCGCAGGCGTGTTTCTTCGATAAGAGTCGGGTCTTTAAGGATGCTGGCCAAGACCAATTGCTCAACTTGTGCTTGTGCGTCCCAAGTGTTCATAAGCCACCTCAAAACAAGAATTTGTCAGGCGTCAGTAGTTTATAAGGGGTTGATTGTTCAATAACATGCGCCTTGCCTTTTCTTGTTCTCCGCCGTTCATCTTCCGCTTTCACTTCCTCGACGGTTTGAACGTTCTGATCGTGCCAACTTTTTAGGATGCTCTCTATATAGCTCCACTTCCTCACGTTTTGCTCCACCGCTCTTTTGATTGCTTCTTTCACTAAAGCAGGAGATAAGGTTTTGCACCAATCCGCTATGCACTCAGCAACATAAGGAGACATGACCCCTATATTGGATTGGTAAAACGAGCTCACTTCTCTAAAGTCGGCATCGTCGTCCGGATAATGATATTTTTCTTTTTCTTTTTCTTTTTCTTTTTCTTTTTGTCCACGTGTCGTCGACGTATCGTGGTACGTATCGTCTAACGTATCGTGGTACGTATCGTCAGCGTATCGCAGAAATAACTGCTTAATTTTTTCATTCCGAATCTTTTTAGCGACTGCGGCGATCAACGAACGATCTTTTACCCCGCTTAACTCTTTTTTGATACAGTCCATTACCGGCTTGCCGCCTTTAGTGAGGTTGTATTTCCCCCAATTCAACAACGCCAATTCTCTTGTTTGATTGTTGTATTTGATGAGCTTATGACAGTTTTCAAATCGGTCCAGCAGACTGTTCACCGATTCCACAGAATATCCCATTTCAAACGCGATTTGCTTTTTTGTGATCTGATAAATGCCGATCTGCGTAGTATTGGGATTAGTCAAAAGGTAAATGTAGAAGTATTTATCCTCTGGCGTCATTTCTTCCAGCACTTTCGGGTCTTGCCAAAATGTTGTATAGATGTATCGGTATTTAGCCACTTTGTCACTCCTCCTTGATGCAAATTGCTTTCCCTTTCTCAATCCTCACCACCCGGAAACCGGGATGGGACGCCCGGACGTATCCCATCACGTAGCCGATGTATTCTTGTTTCGTCCGGGCCATCCACTTGTAACAATGAGGAATCGCCACCTCGTATTCCAATCCAGGCCGGTATGCCTTTTCAACAGGCTTTTTTTTGCTCATCTGATCGCCTCTTGCAACCAAATAATGACGATTATCACAATCCACGTGATAACCATGCCCTTCATGTCGTTTTCTACTTCTCGCCTCGCCTTGTTCCGCTCCAGTTGCTCAAATTCCTCGACTTTCATTTTTGCTGCCCCTTTCCGGTCAGAATGGAAATCGCCCGGCTCGCTTCGTCAATCGTCCATTCCTCCATGTCGTGTGTGACGCCCATTTGCTCCTTCAACCGCTCATAGAGAGCTTGTTTTGGATACTTGTCCGACGCTTTTTTGTTGAGCAGGCTGTCGATATAGTTGAGCTGTTTCTCACTCGCCTTTTGCGACATGCCTGCCTCGGCCGCGTTTGCGTCGTCATCGTCTTCTGCAGCGATGCCAAGCGCCGCGCATAGTGAGTATCGTCTCGCATACGTCACAGCGCTTCCGGCCCCTTGTGCCGTCACCTTGCCCATCGGGAGCTTGAGCGGGTCGCTTTCGATGTACTCGCCGCTTGTGTGCAACAAAAGCGTCGTCACACAAATGTAGTCTCCTTCTGTTGTCGTAGACTGAAAGAATGATAGACCATGTTTTGCAAGATATGGCTTGATCGTTGTAACGATTTCCTCAAGCGGGCTGTATTTGCTTTGAAAATGTGGGTTGGTAGCTGTTTTCTTCGGCGCCGGGCACTCCGCTTGGAATTGGCAGAGCGCCGCGGCGATATTTGCGATACTTTCCGAACGATTCATTTTCTTATTCCTCCTTTTGTGGTACACTGTCCATAGTGGGTTTTTGTTGGTATCTCGGAAGCTGGCGGACGTGCTCGATCACTTCCTCGATCTCCGCCAGCCGCTCTGTAAGCCTAGGCAATTCCTCTTGGTACAGAGCTATTTTTTCCTCAAGGCGCTTGATCTCGCTCTCAATCGCCTTTTTCTGTCTCTCTAAATCTCGCAAAATGCTCAATCGTCCCACCCCGCTGTTTTTTCTTTTCCAGCTTCCAAACAGAAAGCCAACGCGCAGCATCGGTCGTAGTGGATCATCGACCCGTCCAAGAACTCGATGATGCTCTCTCCCTCGACGATCTCCCCGTAGCATCCGGCGCATTCACCAATTGTGCGTGGTTCTTCAAACTTGACGTTGACGGTCATGCCGTTTTCAATCATGCCATCACCACCTTTCCTAACGCCCTACCGTCGGCGCAGGAGGACAGGACAACTTGGCTGGTAAAAGGAAACTCCTGCGCCCACCGACAGGCGCTAGGCCTGCCAACATATTCCGGTTGTCTCACTCACCCATCCGTGCTACAATGGAGACGTCAACGCCGTTCCGTTGCATTTCCTCAACAAGTCGGACGAGCTTGTCGTGCTCCTTCTTCCTCTCGACGAGCTTGTCCAAGTCGCGCTTGCAACGGAGGAACTCTTTGCACCAGCGTTCCGCTTCCGCGAGGTCGTTTGAATACATCGCCGTGCGGGCGCGGAAAGTGGCGTAGTCGCAACAATCCAACAGTGTAGCTGCTAGTTTCATATCGCCTGGCAGGACGTTGAGGGCGTCCTGCCGGTTGTGTAGGTGGAATGTCATTACGATGTCACCTCCCCTTCGATCATGGCGATCTGAATATGTGAAGGAATCAAAGCCAGCGCCTTTTCAATATCGGGCTTGTATTTTCTTAACAACGCAAGCTCATGGTGCTGGCTATGTTCTTGTGTTGCTAACGCGGCGATTTCTCTATAATACTCTGTGATGTTTTTTCGAATCTCCGCATTATCAATGTCCGTAATCCCGAAGTTTTTGAGGTTTCGTCCGTATACACTGGCGTTTCGTTCAATCAATCGGCGCGTCAAGAAATTGATTTTCAGAATGGTTTGGGCAATCACGCTACGAAGTCGTTTTTGTTCATACAGTTCCTCAAGCAGTTTAATGCCCATCACCGCCGCCGCTTTTGCCAACCAATCCCGGTCATTGAATGACAGCTTGTACATCTCAGCTAACGAACGCGACTTGACGAAGTGTTTGTCCGTCAATTTCTCATAAGCGAATTTGATAAAAGCAGGGAAATTGACCGGCTTCCACATGCCGTTTTCAAAATGGTCGGGACGTTCCTTTTTATAGCGAGTGATAATACCCTCGCGAACCCCGTTTTTTGATGGCTTATCATTCAACCAAGCAATGAGACTATCTTTAGAAGCAAACCCCTTCGGAATGTTGTTCATCAAATCGGCATAGTAAATGCACGAGCATTGCTGGGCGAGATACACTTCAACCGCTAAACTGATTTCTTCCTCAACACTTTTCAGCACTTGGCGTTGTACATAATCAACGGGATTCAATAACGTAATATTCTGCATCAACTGTCCCTCCGTTCGATTGTTTTTTGATATGAAGCAGGTTGTACAGGTCTTTGATCGCTTCCTCCAACACCTCAACACAAGCTCGAATCGTCCGGCTAACTTCAGCGTCTCCCTCGATTTCTCCCCAACGGTGAATGTCTAACCTCAACTTGTTCACCCATTTCCCAACATCACGGGAGAAATAGGATACATTTTCGTAAATCATCCGTCGGTCTTTCATGCGCAATTGTTCTTGTGTCAACGCGAGAAGTTCATCGGTTTTTTCATTCAACTCTCGTTTGAGTTCGCGCAACTGACTTTCGTATTCAGCGCTTTTTGCCGCCTTTTTCTCCAGCTCTTCCCGTTCTTGTTTGAGCCGCTCGATGTCTCGTTCAAGCTGCTCGATTTTGCTGTAATCTGTGCGATCAACAACCTTTTCCACGACTTTTTCTACAACTTGAGGCGGTTTGTTGCGCTCTTGTTCAAGTTGGTAGGCGAGACGACGCTTTTCTTCCTCCGCTTGTTTTAATGCCTTTTTGACTTCTCTAAGTTCGCGAATGGTCATTTCATCGATCGTTTTCTGTTCACCCGTGCTCGGAATCGTGTGTTTTTGTTTAATGAATTCCTGGCGATCAATTGATTCAGGAAGAGATAGCATTTCGAAAATTTTGCCACTCTCAATTTTCCACGACGTCGTGGAATTTCCAAACTGTTCATATGCACGCATAAATCGTCTAGCTTGTTCTTGTGAAAAATTAACGTGTTCCTCTAGCCATTTTCCCCACTGCCCATGCGTCAAATCGTTTTCTTTAACATGCTTCAACCGGCGTCCGATCTCGAAGATAGCTTGTCCGGCCATGTTTTTGTAGCTGTTGATCTCGGCTGTAATGACAGTCAAATCATTGGATAAGGCTAGTTCGTTGCTCAATAAAACCCCTCCATTCACCGAAGGAAAAGATGTTTCATCGCTTCTTCTAAAAGCGACTTTCCCGTTTTCTTGCGGTACAACTCCGACGTGGCCTTCATGAACGCTATCCCAACTCTGTGAACAAACGGGTTCTCATAACACCCCATCATAAGCAGGTTCAGAAAATCCCCCTTGCCGAAGCGCTCGCCTAAATCTTCCTCAATCATTTTCAAAGTGCTTTTATAATCCCACGTCCCGTCATCGGTGTATCGCTTAATCGGCGGAAATAGACGGAAGAAGTCTTCCACAGGCGTCCACAACAATTGCTCTTCGATCAAACTGATTGCCGCTATAATCTCTTCCGGTTCGTATTTGGCGCCAGCCTTTAGATTTCGTCCTAGCACCAACAGATTTCTGTATCCATTCTTTTGTCTGTTCACTATTTCACCCCGCTTGTCCATTTTCACCGTAAAAGGAACGCCCCTCACAGGGCAGCCGGATCATATTCGCGATCAATGCGCTCGTGTAGTTCTTTTTTGAACCGCATGAGTTCGTCATGCATGCTCCGGTCGCGTGCTTTCATCACTTCTGCGACCGTGCGGGCGTAGAACCAAATCGCCTCTGGCAACGTTTTGAAGTCATACGCGCTTGGTAGTTTTGGCATTTGCGTTCACCTCCTTTTTGGTCAGGATTGTATACAGGCGGCCGTTTCTCATCTCGATTCTCCGCGTATACTCGCCTGCACTTGTATTTGCCTCCGGCCGATCTTTGAGCACCCATGCGTCTTTCAGCAACTCCGATAGACCGACCGGCACCGGAACGTCGTAATCGCCGAGTTTCATCTTGGTGACAACGATCATTACGCTTCCCCCTTCACGAAATGTATTTTTGGTAAATTGTTTTGCTGATGGAAATATCGAGCCCGAACTTTTCTTTAATCGCCATGAGATTGACCGTATCCTCTAAAATCTGCTGACGGTCAATCAGCATATCTGGTGTCATATCGCTTTTCTTAACCATTTTCGGATAGCCGTATTTTGTGGATACAGCCTTGTTTGCGATCGCGTTGGCTTTGATGTAGTCAACCTGTTCCGGTCGGCTGAGCGATTCTTTGAGCCTCCGCATCATTTCTTTTTGATGGTCTTTGTCCAACATACGAAAGACTTGGAATCCTTCGAGACCGGACGCTTGTCGGAGTGTCTTCAAGATGTCGTAAATCCAAAATCTAAATTCAACCGCTTCTTTCTTGCGACTTTGTGTGATCGCCTCATAGATCCCGTATTCATTCACAATTGTCATTTCCTGCGGCCCGCCAGACGTCGGAAGGGTGTGACTTGAAATCACATCCTTTTTGACTTGTTTTTCAATCGCCTTCAAACGTCTTGCAACTGCTGCTGTTTGCAAGTTTAGCGCCTTTGAAATATCAGCCAGCACTGCCCACCAATCGCCAGGATTCTTTTCGATAAATCGAATTTGATGTCCGTTCCATTCCTCGATTCGGATCGTATTCATTTGTACACCTCCTTTGTGTCTTATCACGACACTTTTTCAGGAAAAAAAACCGAAATATCAACGTTGTATAACTTTGCCAAACGATATAACTCGTCAGCGTACCAACGACTTTTTCCATTTTCCCGTCTTTTATATTGAGTCAAAGACATGTTCAGGTATTCAGCAACCTCCTTTTGAGTCATACCGCTGTTAACCCGCAATGCCTTTGGTGACAAGTGTAATCTCACGGTATCACCTCCAATTTTTTCTTGTGTCTTTATATGACACTTTCATCATAGCACTCTCAAAAAACAAAGTCAACACAAAAAGACACTTTTTTTAAAAAAAATATTTCAAAAGTGTCGTATAACGCCTATAATAAGAGTAGGAAGGAGGTGAAAGAGTGATGAACGACTTTTATAAAATCATCGGCAAGAACATCGAAAAATACAGAAAGCTAAAAGGGATAAGTGCTGAGGAACTCGGGAACAGAGTTGGACTAACCAAAAAGACAATTCGGCGTTATGAGACAGGAGAGATACGAATTATTAATGACAGAGTTCTTGCTATCGCTGACGCCTTAGATGTTGATCCAGTTGATTTATATGAAGGTACAGACATCGTCGAGTTTACTGACGAAGTCGAAAAACTTCCGATTGTCGGGGCGGTTAGTTGCGGGAACGGCACAATCGCATATGAAGCAATTGAGGGGTATGAAGAAGTCCCGAAAAGCTGGGTGAGAGGCGGAAAGTATTTCTTCCTGCGCGCGAAAGGAGATAGTATGATTAACGCACATATCACAGACGGATCGCTCCTCCTTATCCGCCGCCAGGATGATGTAGAAAACGGAGACATCGCCGCCGTATTAATCGACGACGATGCCGTATTAAAGCGAGTGTATAAATCCGGGGATACTATTATTCTACAAAGCGAAAACCCGGCGTACAAGCCTATCATCCTGCATAAAGACGATATGAAAAACGTTAGGATTATAGGCAAACTGAAAAAAGTAGTCCTAAATTTCTAGCGCTAGGAATTTAGAGGGCGGGCGACGGCTCGCCCTTTTGGTTAAGGAGGGAACAACATTGAAAGCCGCAATCTACGCGAGAGTATCTACTCATGAACAGGTGGAGAACTATAGTATCGAGGTGCAGCTTGAACGCGCACGCTCTTATTGTGAATCGAGAGGGTGGACGGTTTACGATGAATACGTTGACGCCGGGTATAGTGGTGCAACTCTCGAAAGACCGGATTTGCAACGTATGCTTGACGATTTAGATAAAATCGATGTTGTGCTCGTTTACAAATTGGACAGGCTTTCCCGATCACAACGCGACACATTAACACTTATCGAGGACTACTTTCTAAAAAACAACGTTGAATTCGTGTCGATCACAGAAACGATTGATACTTCCACCCCTTTTGGTAAGGCGATGGTCGGTATCTTATCTGTTTTCGCTCAGCTCGAACGCGAAACAATTATTGAACGCTTGAGATTCGGACATATAAAACGAGCGCAAGAAGGTTATCGAGGAATGGGTGGAAATTATGATCCAGCCGGTTATAAACGTGAAAATGGTGAGCTGATCATAAAAGAGGATGAGGCCGAACACATCCGGTTGGTATTTGACTTATACGAGCAATATCATTCGATCACAAAAGTACAGAAACGACTCAAAGAAATGGGCCAACCGGTATGGCGCTTCCGCAGATATCGCGATATTCTCAGCAATCCTCTTTATTGTGGTTACATCACGTTTGCTGGCGAAATATACAAAGGCAGGCATGACCCGATTATCACAAAAGAACAGTTCGACCGTGTCCAAATGCTACTATCCAGGCACAAAGGGCGCAACGCGGGTAAAGCGAAACAAAGCCTGCTATCCGGTTTGCTTGTCTGCGGCAGATGCGGAGAGATGTATGTAAGTTATATATCTAACGATAAGGGAAAGAAATATTACTATTACACTTGTAGAGCTAGAAGGTTCCCTTCGGAATACGATGAAAAATGCATGAATAAAATCTGGAACCGTCAAAAACTCGAAAAGCTGATTATCGACGAGTTAAATACTCTTGTTGTAGACAAACGTTTAGAAACGAAAGAAGCTCCTAAAGTCGATTACACGAAGCAAATCAAAAAAGTGGATGAGAAAATAGAAAGGCTGCTCACTCTATATATAGACGGCAACATTGACAAAGCTTTATTGGACAAGCAGATAGATAAGCTTAACAGCGAGAAGGAAGCTTTGATACAACAAAAGATTTTGCAGGATAAACAGGCAAAATCAACAATTACTGCCGAACAACTAAAACAATATATCATCGATTTGAATACTACAGACTTTTCAACTCGGCAGGCAATTGTACAGAAGTTGATTCGAAGAATTTATATTCATGGTGAGGATATTGAAATAGAGTGGAATTTTTAACTCTATACTTATGTATTCATTTCCGGTACCGCATACGGCCCAAACGATCAGCTCGCTTCGGTCCAGCACCGCCTGTCGGACAGCCTGCGCGGCCTCCGCTTGGGCGGCGGACAGTTCCCCGTCCCAAGCGAGCGGCGCTTCGTGCGGCTCGGACGGAAGCGGCATCGTCACGTGCACAAGGTGAGTGCAGGAGCTGATGCGCCCCATCACGAGACACTTGCGGCAATACGCACAATCTGCCCCGCAGCGGGCGCACGGAAACGCGGCAAAAAGATGAGGATCGTTATTTCCGCAACGGACGCAGCGCCAGGCGCGCGCTGTTTTGATGAGCCCGGGCTGTTCGTGAAGCAAACCGGTCTGGATGGCGGCAGCGACTTCTCCATCGGGAAACGGCAGCTGCTCCCGCGGGAGACGCTGACCGTTCAGCCAGGAAACGAGCGGCGAAGCAACAGAAGATGGGAGAATGTACAATGAGCATCACTCCCTCTAGAAATGTTGATTTATCAAGGCTTTTCGGCCTCTCAGGGGTGTCCAAA